TAAGGGACTTTTCTTTATATTGAACGACTTCACTAGCACCAATAATGAATTCACCGTTTCTTTCAGGCCAACCAATAGTAGAGTCAACAGTAATAATACTATTGTCAGTTCCAAGGGGTTCTGCTAATTTGGTTTTATATGGAACAGTAAATGATCCCTGAATAGTTTCTTCGGAGAGAACAAGTTCGTAAATCTCTAAATTAGAAGTTTTGATTGAAATGTAGTTCTCAATCAAAGCACTCGCTGCTTTAACATTTGGATCCGCAATACTTTCTTCCTGAGTAAGAAGACCATCTTTAATATCTACAGGATTACCACTAACAATAGTGGCACGCAAAATAGTATCAATAGACCAAGTTGCAGCAGATGGTTTGGTAATTTGATCTTTTGGATAGTTAATAGTAACTTCTTCGCCATAAAGAAGTTTAAACAGATATGCAACACTGAAAGAAGTACCCTTAGTAGAGTAAAAATCTTTTACCGATTTAATTGCAGTGCGAACATCAATTTTCTTATAGTCAAGTTCAGGAACATCTGGCAAGAATTGTTCTGTATATTTGTCCAGAAGTCTCTTTACAAATAAAGAATCTAAGCATTTTACGCTAGTATCGACAGCGGCAGATGCAGCAGTTGTATTATTAGAAAATACAGCATTTCCACTCTCAGTATACTTTACAATACCACTTGCTGCTCTAGCACATCCATTAAATGCTGCTTTATCGTATCCTGTTCCTTTTTTACTGATTTTGAAACCAGTTACTTCATTTAATCCTGGTTCTACAGATGCCTTTGCTTCAGGTGGTGATTGAATAACAACTGTAGGGGGATTAGTTACAGAATATCCACTACCAAACTCACTGATGTTAATATCAGTAATTTTTCCATTAAAAATTGCAGCAGTTGCTTTTGCTCCTGTACCATTTCCTGCGGGGTCTACAATGTATACAGAAGGAATATCTTCATATCCACTACCACCATCTAAAAGTTCAATACTGACTACACGACCATCACCATCAACAAGAGTTTCTAAAACCTGAGCACCTGTGGGATCAACAACAGCAATTCTAGGTGTAGTAGTATAACCTTGACCTGCGTTTAGAACATTGACAGAAGTGATTTTGCCATCAGTTAGAACTGCCTGGAGTGCTGCAGTAATACCATCTGTTCCTAGAGGAGCATCAATATAGATTCTAGGAGGAGTTGTATATCCCTGACCACCATCAGTTACAGTGATAGTGCCACTAATACTTCCAGAAATAATAGTAGGTGCTGCCAACTTTGCACCACCTGGTTGCTTAAAAGTAACTCTGGGATTAAAACTATAACCACTACCAGAACTTACAATTTCAATATCAGTTACAGAACCATTAGTAACAGTTGCTTTTAATTTAGCAACCTCAGATCCAGCAAGAGTAGGAGATTCAATTTCTACAGTAGGAGGGTTGGTATCACTATATCCTCTACCACCATCAAGAAGAATTGCATTTTTAACACCATTAACTAACGCTGTAGCAGATGCACCACTTCCATTTTCACCCTGAATAGTTACATGAGGAGGATTTTCAAATTTGTATAAAGATCCTGTCTCATTGATAGAAATATCAATTAGTTCACCACTATTATTAACACGAGCATATCCCAGAGCACCAGAACCAAAACTGGGAATGGGTGCCTCAATAGAATACAAAGTCAGAAGTCTACCATTCAAAGGTGCTACTTCAAAGATAAAAAGATCTTTATCTAAGTAATAATCTACTCTTGGTGTAAGAAGTTTTCCGTCATAGATTGCAATAACATATTCATCAGTAATAGGAGTATAAGATTCCCCATTTCGAGTCATCTTAAATTCGGTTTTATTTTCTCCAAAAGATCCCGAAATATTATCGAGAAAGAGAATTGAATTATCAATAAAACCACTTAGATAGTTGATGCTAGTTTCTGATACATCATCACCAGTCTGTTTTGCTCTAGGGGCAGTCGTAAATACAATATCTGTACCATCAACAGTGTAATCAACATTAGGAACAAGAACCTCATCATACAGTTCGACAATAAGATGCTGTGCCGAAGGTGCTGGAATAGGAGTAGACTGAGATGTCAGAGGAAATCTAACTCTTGTTCCATCATAATCATTAATAAGTTGTGCCAGACCAGTCCACTTAAGTTTTACCTGATCGTAAGAAATACCAGGACTTAACGCAATATTTGGCGATGAGGTAGTGCTTTCATAGTAAATTACTTCGTCACCGATCATGATCGATCCATCGTTCTTCAGGAACTGATCGACACTTTCAACAACAATAGTATCACTGCTATCACTGATCGCTTCTACAACTTTAGTAGAACCATCTAAAATATCAATTTCAAGTTTATCAATATCCAAATATTGAAGAAACTTGTTAACAATGTTCTGACCTAATCCCGTCTTTTCTTGAGATCTGTAGTAGTATTCAATAAATTTATTGAACAGTGGATACTCTGTCCTCAGAAAGTCTGGAGACTGAGAGGAAATCGAATGAGAAACCTTGTTAATATCCATCTTAGAAGCAAGTCGAATCGCTGAGTGAGCCTAAATTGGTCAAATCGGGTATATCCAAAACCACTGGGGTTTGGTTGAAATCCGTTGGCGTCAAACTATTTAGAGGGATTGTTGGAGGAACAATCGATCCAATTGGTTGAACAGTAATCGAAGGTGTAACAATATTGATTATAGTTCCAGGAGTAGTTGCTGGAATTGTAGAATTATTTGAAGGAATGAAAACAACAGGGATTTGCAGATTACTTGGGAGTTGAAGAGGATCAATAATAGATCCCAATCCACTTGCAGAATCACTAATAGAAACCGCTGCAGCGGGAGCAATATTATTTCCAGCACCAATTACATTAACAGGACCAAAACAAACTTCTCCAGTATCATAATTTACTGTTCCTGCTTTGCTGTTGGTATAGATTTTTCTGATACCAGTGTTGTAATATGTTCTGAGATTACCATATCCATCGTCTTCAAACTGCTGATCAACCCCAGGTCTATCAGCAGTTCTGAATGTACCAGAAACAACAACGGGTTCCTTTTTACATGCACCATCAGAACCATCCAAAGTAGGAGCACTATTGTATAATTGGTTTCCAATAGAAATACAATATGTGTTTGTTTGGTTAGTATTTGGTTTAATATACTTCAGAAGTGTAACCTGAAGGGAAACATCACTAATTGTCTTATTAGAAAGTGTAATCGCTTTCTCTAACTGCTGTGCTCTAAAAGTAGAATTGAAATTATTAATGCCAGTTTGAGTTCCCCAGTCTAAGACTCCAGCATTGATATCAGATTCAATTTCAGATGCATTAGATCCACCGCCAGTATCATACAAAGCAAACACTTTAATGTTGACATACATGTCATCTGGATCGACAATGATTGGATCAATCGATGCCATTGCATACTTTCTCAAGTCATTGGCAACATCTTTCTTAGTTTGATCGTTGAGAGTTGTGCCAGATTTGGTTTTGATTACAATGTATACTTTTCCGTAAATGGGAGGATTTAAAGTATCTCCGCCATATGCAACTACTGAAGATGCATTGGAGTAGATATTCTTAGTAATAATCGCATAATCCTGCGCTGTAACCGCCCTGTACTGCGCTGAATAGTATCGTGGAGCATTATACTTAATTGACTCGATAGACTCTGCTGCATCGCCTTGCTGAGACTTGTCTTTAACAGTCAAATTGACACTTACAGGGGGATATGTTTGACCTAAACTATCAGTCATTCTACCGATAAAAGAGAATCTGGAATTGTTATTTGCTTCAGGTCCAGAAGTAACCAAATACTCTAAATCAATAACTTCACCATCGGTTAATTTTCTACCAACACTATCATCACCAAATCTAATCTCGTAGCGCATATCCTCACCTTCATGGAGGAAATATGATCTAGATGTTGGTGTAAGAGTAGATACAGTATCTACTCTGTTATAAATGTCAAACTGAGTTGAAGACTCATTGGGTCTTACCTTTACGGACAAAGTTGAGATATCAGCGTCTGCGGAAGGAATGATATAAGATTGTCGTGCAAAAGTGTTTACAACATACGAAAACTTGACTACGCTTCCCTCGTATATTTTCAAACTATCAAATTCCGCAATTCCAGTTGTTGCGTCTACAGATGTTGTTAAATCTGTAAGAATATTCCAAATATAATTACCACCTGTACAAACAGCACCTTTTGAAAGAGTTAATGAAGTTGGAAATTCACCGTTGATTTGAGTTGTCTGTAAAGTCAGTTTTACGCATCCCTTTGATGAAGTGATAGATTTGGGAACGTAATTTAACAGTTTTGCAATATTAACAATATTATCTCTAACTGTTGCTGATGTTAAAAAAGTCTCGTTCAATGCCATATTAGCATTGAATGCAGTATAGTAAGTGTTATACGCTAAAATATCAATCAGATAAGATAGAGACGATCCATCAAAATCATAATCTGTAAACTCATTGCGAGTTCTTAGATACGATTTAATTGAAGATTTAATATCCTCAAAATCTAATGCTGTTAGGTTATTAGGTTGCATTATTCGGGTCTCTGTAAAACAAATTCGATTGTTTCAACAATAGGTAATCCCACTACTTGGTATTCAATGACAACATGTACTTTGTTACCTTCGTAGATGGGTGTTACGACAACATCCGTAAGTTTTACCCTAGGTTCATACTGATTAATGGTATTTATGATTTCATCCTGAATCGCATCTGCGGTAAATCCGTCTAGAGGTTCAAAAAGTAATGAAGTTACCCTAGAACCAACTAAAGGTTGAAACGGTTTTTCTCCAGGAACAGTCAAAATAAGATTTTTGACTGCTTGTTTAATTGAATTTTCGTTGGATACAGAAGAGATGTCATCTGTAAAGGGATTACGCATAAAACCAATCGACACATCTTTAAAGCTGCGCGATTTAGTAAATTCTTTACCCCCTATCTTTTTTAACGCCATCTCCTCTATAGTCCATACCGATATTATTTATCGCCCTTGTCCACGATAACGTTTTTTAGCATTATTCCTACTGGTTGCTGAATATTTGGTATGTTGACCTGATCCCTGACGAGTCTTTTTGGGAGTAGACTCGATCATGTTGCTTCCACTTAAGGATTTTTTTACTTTTGCCATAATTTAATACTATTTTCCGATAAAAACATTTGGACTTGAACCTGTAATCACAGACAGGCAGGGGAAGGCAGTAGAACCATCACCTAAAGGGTCTCCAAAACGCCCTGCACGCTGCCCATTAATGAAAACACTTGTGCTGGTTGCCATACACTTACGCGCATGACCTACAGGCGCTTCTCGACCCGCTGTGACACCTACTGTACACCACCAAGCAGGAGTGGACAGAGTAGTAAAACACTTATCACCAATAGAACTCGTTGTAAATTGAGTTGGTGTTGGATGTGTAGTTAAAAGATCTTGATCAACAATTGGATAAGTCTTATTGATAAAGACGGTACGAATACCAGTCAAAGGACTGATTGGTGACTGCATTAGAGGCGGCCAGATTGCAACAGCGTTGACTGCTGGAATGGCAACAGGTTTGATCGTAGGACTCAGAGAGGGATGAGGACAGTTAGGAAGTAATCCACCTCCCAAACCAGGGTGGTGAGATCCTCCCGCACCAGTTCCATGACCACTGTCAGGTCCCATATAAAGTGCTGCAGCTAATCCTGCTGTAACTAATGGTGGTGTTGACATTTTCTACTCTGTGAATGGATTGCCTCTTGCCTGGTTCGCCAGTTTAACAGTATTCGCTCCACGAGTCAAATCGTGGAAGATAGTCATATTACCCGTAGCAGTCCAGGATTTGCAACCTGGTCCCAATATTGTAGGATGCATTGAATAAGTTCCTGTTGTGGTGGTTGTAACACCAGTCTCAGGATCAGTCTCTTCATTAGTATATCCTTGTTGTTCTGTAGGGGCAGTGCAATTAATATGAGCACACCCACTATCTACGGGAGACATTGTTAAAGTGACTTGAATAGACGTTTGCCTTGCGGAATCTGGTCTATATTGACGCATGATGTATTTAGTGTAAGTAGACGCTGTTGGAAGATTGGTAAAACTACCTTGACAAGTTTCTACTTTTGTTTCTTGAGTTTGTTTAAATTCGGGAATTTTAGGTTGAGTAATGGCATCAACATCCCTATCAACCTGATCTTTGATACGATCTTGATCCTCAATGATCACATCTTTATATTCTTGATCAATAGGAGTCTCCTCAAGGTAACTTAAGTTCTGTGGAGGTGCCATAATCGCTTTCAGAGGTTCTGTAGCATCTTTTCTGTACTTATTTTGCGGAAGTTGATCTATTCTCACCTCATCAGGATCCATTTTGATGTTCATTTTTGGTTCCATCTCAAGAACATCGGTCTCTTTAGGCACTTTTCCGTAACTATCACCCAAATTTGTATAGTCACTTTCTTGTACTCTAGGAACTCCCGCGTCTGTTGGGTCTCCTCCGTCAGGTAAATCGCTCAAAATGCCACCAAATTCATCAACTAAGTCATCACGATGCCCATCATTCTTCTGAATTAGCGTTCTTTCTTCATTATCATTGATAACAGAGATGTTTGGACGCCTATCAGCACTGTATCCCCGCCCTCCATCGACGATAACTACCTGATCTAAGACTCCACCAACGAAAACACCGCGAATTTTTGCAGCTTTATTGTCCCCACCAGTAGCACTAACGACTTCCATCGTTGCATCTCCGCTATCTGCGGTAACAATTTCAAAATTTAAGTCTCCTTTAGGTGTTGTTGATATAACAAACTCGGGTGCTCCGTCATCTGTAGACACTCTTTGGAAACCTGTACCTGCATCATTAGGACCTCCAACGGTTAAAATTGGATCTCGCGGAAAATATTGCCAATTTTGACCTCCATTTGTGATTTGAGCGACTGTAATCTTCGCTGATCCGCCAGAAATTGTAATTTCATCGCCAATTGAATAACCAGAACCAGGAGTATTGACTCTAATACCAATAATTGCGTTACTTACCTCGTTTCCACTGTCATCAAAAGAAACTCCAACGTCAAGATCTACCGTAAGTCCGCTTCCAGTGCCTCCAGAAGTGGCAATATTGTCGTCAGAAGAGTATCCAGTGCCATTTTTGAGTGTTGATTGGTCAAAACTATAGACTCCATTGCTCAAATTGACGCCAGTTATCCTACCATTTTCAATTTCAACGAATCCAAGAGGTTGTTGAATCTCATTAAACGTGTCTGGAGCGTTTCTATTAACATCTCCTGTGCAAAATTGAATAGATTTGTCTAAAAATTCATACAATCCAACTAACATTGCCCTATCAGGGATACCATAACCTGCTTTTGCAGTTATAACATGGTTACGATCGGATGTATATTGAGTTTCTTTGACAAAATCATTGCCTGAACCATCAACATAGATGATATGGTAAGGAAAATTATCCAAATCCATGTGGAAAGCGCGGGTAATGGTGTGTCCATTGATAGTATCACCCACCCTCAAGATATCGAAATTGGTTCCACTGCTCGTTTGTGCTGTAACAGGACCCACTTGAGTGACCTTAATATTGAGTGTAAAGGTCGTCTGACTGTTATCAGGGTGCCTGTGGACGTATTGTATAGGGAATACATCACCAACAGCATACCCTGTACCTGCGTTAAGGATCTCAGTTGGAGTCCAGCGGGTGCCATTAAACACTGGTGTAGCACCACTATCATCAAAATCAGGTTCAATATTGAATTTAACAATAAAATCTACCTTGGTAACGCCTTGTGACAGGTCGTATACCTCAAAATCACCAGCATTCAGTTCACCAGCTTGCCAAGTGTTCTGAGAAGAGATATACGCCTCGCCCGCCTGAGTTGTAGCATCCCATACATCACTATAAGTTACACCATCATAACTAACTTCAAAGTCAATCACGCCATTTGGCAACTGTGTGGATAACTGGTCATAAGAGAAACAAACCTTGTTTGAGTTAGTTCCAATACCAAATAATGTGGGATGCGGGCAGTCAACATCATTTGTTAGGTTCTGTCCTGCTGTATATGATAATGTGGTGCTCGCGGGGGTACATGTAAATGACGTGCAAGGATGGCAAATTTGTCTCGTATCACCCTGTGTGGCCTTAGTCTGAGTTAATGTCTCAATATGATAACAAGGAGTGCCTACGATGCCGCCCTTGTTAGACGTGTCATACAAATAAGCAAACCAGGTATCTGAGAAGTTATAATCAAATGACAGTTGATCTGGGTAGTAATCGTATACAATTACAGGAGTTCCTGTTGACCATCTGGTATTACTAAGGGAACATGGGTCAGGTACCGTCAGTTTACCACAGTTTGCTGAACCAGTTCCTGCAGGAGTGCTATTAGGATCATCAGTTGTAGCATCATTCTGCTCAAACTGAATACTTGGATACATGACACGATCTGCCTCGCGCCCTGGGATATTATAATTCCCTGAACGAATAGCATTTACAGGATATTCAGTGTGCTGTAATGTTACACCGTCTTGTGGAGGAGTATAGTAGAAACAATGTTGAAGGTTTGGAGCAAATCCACTACACTTACCAAATTTGTAACCACCCTTTGTCTTACACCCCATCCTCTAGTGCTCCTAAACGCTCGTAGATATTATCAAAATTATCTTTGATATTCAGATACTCGTCTTTGCCCTTTGGTTTGTAGAAAATCTTGTCAGCAGGGGATAGGGTCTGTACATACTTTTCGACCGCTTCAAGACGCTCTCCGATAGCAATCAGACACTTATTCACCGCTACGAGACTTTCAGCAATCTCCTCAGCAGATACTTTTACTAATTTTTCACTCATCTTTTGCTTTCTTTAATGTAAATGCAGTTCCGTCTTCTGTAAGTTCATAATCGAGATCCGTTCCAATGTCCCAACCCAGTTCTTCACATACTTCATAAGGGATAGTAAGGATTAGATCACCAAAATCATCCTCTTCCAGTCTAGTTGTGAATCTATGGGACATAACTCTACATACGATTGATTACCTGTGGATTGTCTGTGGGATTATCGTTCTTCCACTCAGTCCATAGAGTATATAGATCTTCTACAACTTGAGAAGCATATGCAGATGCATAATAGTCTGCACACTCATACATTCGAGGGTCTAGAAACCCTTCCTTCCTCAAAAGTTGCTCAATCGCCCATACACGAGTTTCTTGCCTCTCTACACGGGTCTTAGAGTCCATTTTTTACCTCAGAAAATTTTTTTATATACGCTGTTAGCGTTCGTGCGAATAATATCTAGGGCGTCTGGGAACCTTTGTAGGTTAGGGTAGTGGCCGTTTTTTATATTTAAGGGGGCCATTTAACTGCCCAAAGGTACATTTAGAACTGTCTCAGTAGGTGTTACATAGTGACCCTCTTATTCCCTCTCATTATACCTCACTAGTCACATAGTTGTCAACACATTCCCATGACCATTTAATGCTTTTGATATAATCGAAGGGCGACATTCTCGGAGTGTTTGGGAATGCATCTCCCAGGTCATTCCGAACACCATCGATGTACCTTTCCAGGTCGTAGATGCTGTTGAAAGTTCCTCTGAGAGTCTCACGATCATCGTAGATAAAGTACTGCATAAGTCTTGAAGATACTAGGAGTGTTTCTGAACCCTTACATGGTTATTATACCAGATAAGTGTTAGTTTGTCAAGTGCCCTTGTATGACACTGAGAGGCGAATGATTAGCAATGGTGATGATAGTGTCTCCGAGGTATTTCAGAGGGGTTGACATCTGTTAGGAAGCGTGCTAAGAGTGTAATTTACAGAGACATTTATCGAGGAATAAAACACACAAATAGGTTTTTTTCCACATTTCCACAATCTCCGCATATCCTGTGGAAAACTATCATTTAGTGCTTTGAGAGGTTTCTAACACATAGTCCCACTTATCTGGGAAGACTAGTACACAAACCTGATTGAGTTTGTTTCTACTATGCTCCGCAACTTCTGGGGGTTTGCTATACTCTCTAATGCATACGGTTATGTACTCTTCAGAGATGAAATTGACATAACCTTGCTTACCATCATAGATGACAAGTTGACCAGGATAAAATCTTTCCATTGTGGAAAAGTGCATCTGTGTTAATTATACATTAGTGACGCATCATTTTCTCATATTGTCTTCTTTCGTAGTATTCTTCGATGTCATCGGGAGACATAATATCGTCCCAGTCACCATCACTTTCCACGTTGCGATAACGTTGGACAATCTGTTGAGATGTCGGGGTCAATTTGGCAGAGTCGTTGTAGTTTTGCATCTTGAATGTTTGAAACTGAGTTGATAGCATTTAGACCAATGTTAGCACCGATAATGATAACAATGGCGGCGAGGAAGATTCTCATTGTGCGTCAGGAAGTAGGTTGATCAATGTATCTTCACCGTAGAGATCTACGACCTCTTCAGTTACATCATCCCAGGTCAACTTTTCGTATTCACGTTGTAACAAATCATAGCACATTTGTTCCATGTCCTTGTAATCGAGACCATCAATAATGTGCATGACATAGTTATCAACCAACTGATCAAAATCTTTTTTGTTGGGGGATTGTTCAGTCATTTTGTTAAAATCAGAAAGAGAAAGTGAACTCATTGCGATCACGTTGAGGGCGGACAAATTCGCTGGCATCATCTAACCTATCAGCAGTAAATTGTCTTGCTTCGTCATTAGTCCAGAGCAGACAACCGATGATAACGAGAAGGACGATTTTCATGATGAATGAATAGTTAGGTGATCAGGCGAAGATGTAACCAGACTCAAACTCTTCGTTCTGGAAAACATTTTGTCCGTTGATTGCGCCAACAAACTTACGAACAAACCACTTGTAATTCTTCTGGAAAACTCCTTCACCAGCGATGCAAAAATAATCGCAAAGTGCATTGAGACGAGATTTAGTGGTGTTGGACTGATAACCACCGTCAAAGATTGTCATGTCGTTATCAGAAACAACGGCGATCTTATTGCCGTGAAGACGTACAATAGACTCACCAGTTTCTTCGTTAAAGTGAACACTAGTGTTACCAGATTGCCAGTTGATGTTCTTCTGAATAGCGGCACACATTTGCTGTTCGATCTTACGCATGATGAGAGAGTTGAGTGAATGTTTGGTGGGGTTGGTTTCCCTCCCCCTGATGTCTTTATTATAGGGCATGAGGGGGGCACCACAACCACCTGTGTGCCACTAGTTCAGGTGTCACATACCATTCATGAACTCGTGAATTGCTTCATTATATTCTTCTTCAGTCTGAAATGTGCGACCGTGAATTGTATAAGGAAACTCTTTCTTAGTGAACATTTTAGACGCGACTTCGCAGTCTTTTCGATCATATCCCATCTGGACAAGATTTTCGACGTAAGGATTAGTAATGGTCATCAGTTTTCGGTAGTGATAGAGTGAATAACGAAGTTAGGATTGAGGCGCTTACATGTATCGATTGCCTCTTGTTCTGTTGCTTTGATGTAACCCAAACAGTCGTTCATAATCCAACCATTTGCGCGATGGAATTGACCGTGAAGAAGATACTTAGTCTCTTGCATGTTAGTGTTAATAACTCAGGCGAAGTTGTAGAAGTTGCTGTTACGATTGTCGCAAGATTCCCAAGTCTCATAGAACGAATCCCATGCAGTGTTGTTATCAACAAAGGAGGAAATGTTGAGCATCTCACACACCCAATCATATGCCATATCTACATCGGCATTTGTGTCATTAACGAAGGCAATCATTTGCCCCATGATGTCATCCCACTGTGCCTGTTGTTCGGAAGGGATGAGAGAGAAAATCGGAGTTGCCATGTCGTTTGCTTTGTTTTCCATAGTTGTACTATGGCATAGATTTGGGCGTTTTTCAAGGGGTGTTGTGCCAGTGCGTCAACTGGTTTTTTACCCCTTGATTTCTCTACACTTACATGTAAAGATAACCGCCTGCCCAATCAGCACGGGCGAAACATTCTTCGCGGGAGTTATCATCTAGCAGATTGAATCTGATGTGCTTAGCAGGTGCTTTCCATGATGCTGCTTTATACACATTACCAAACTTTTTCTCGATAAAAGCATGAACACTGCGCGAACCTGCACCAGTTTCCATGATAACTTTGTGATACTTTCTTCCGCTCTCAATGTAGAACTTATAGTCGGAAGATCCGCCGTTGTTTCTACCTTTGAAGTCTTGCAGCAATGCTTCACAAAGCATTTCAGAATACTTGAGAACTTGTGTGAGATTGTCCATGCGTTGTTGTTCAGTAGCAGCGAAATCAGCGAAGGATTGTTTCATAATAAGAGAGAAAATAAACGAGGGGAGGTCTCGCGTCAGGAGACACAATTACATAGACCCTCGATGTCAACCAACACACGCCATGGGCATGTACTCAGACTGAGGAAGTTTTTCGGTGTTGAAACCAGTAACCTCAGCACCCTGAGCAATACGCGAAGCAACCTCATATTTGAAGTCAGTTGCACTAATCACGCTGTAAGAACCTTTACCCTGAGAACGAAAATGAACGCGCTTGGTGAATCGTTTGACGACAACTTTCATGCCTTTGACTTCACATGCCTCAGCAACAAATGCCTCGGGGAAGTAATCAACGATGACGGCGGTGGAAGTGAGTTGCATTTGGTGCTGTTCCTTTGACTCTTATAGTATGGCACCCTATGGCGCGGAAATCAACCCATAGTGGACACTTTGACCAACTGGCACACGCGGAGTTTAATTGTCTTCAACCAAGCGGGTAAGATCAGGAGCGAAAATAATCTCAACCTCACCATCTTGCGGATCTACACCATCAACAACCCACTCTTCATAGCAGGCGATTGCATCAAACTCCCGCTTATCTTCCACGCATTTAATCATAGCGTCATAGTAAGTTTCGCCCATTGTGTCAATCATGTGCTGCTTATCGTTCAGTTCTTCGTTGTAGCAAAAGAGGTCCAATGTGGTGTCAAACATGATAATTACTCAGAAAGTGGGGATTCGCGTTTGCAATCAGCAGGATAATCTGTGAGTCCTAAGATTGCTTCAACATATGGAGGAACTTCTCTAAATTCCTCATTTTTGTCCTCATTCTCCCAAAAATCTTGCCAATCTTCGGGGGAGTCAGTTACATCTTTGATGTTGCTCATGGTAGTAATTTAACGTCGATTTCTTTCCAGTTAGGATAATGCTCCATGGCATACTTTGTCAACCTTGTGTTATGTGCTTTAATGCCCTTAGATGTTTTTGGGCGGGTGGGCATTGTTCTCAAGAATGACAATGTACCCTCATCAGTTGTTACTGAGATGGAATAAGTTGCAGTCGTTGTTTTCATTTGAGAATGTGGCGATAGTCGATAGATTTAATGCACCAACCTGATGCACAACTAATCTCATCAATTAGATCCTCCTCATCATCTGCTTCCCAAAATTGTCCCACATAAACTTCACTCAAACGCTCTTCAGTTGTAACTTGGTCAGATACACTCCAATCAGAATCATCAAGTGAACAATCGAATGAAATGTCAGTGATTTGAACTTTCATAGGTCGAAATTACCCTCCGAAGTTGTCATCCATAAAGGCAGAGTCTTGTCCGATTCCATCATCATCACCGAACATTTCACGCCAGAGATCCATCGACCCAGTTTTTTCAGCAACAATTTTGGTGTTCTCAATGAAATCATCAGTGTTAGATAGTGCGAGAATTTCTGGACCTGAGAGAGTAGAGCAGATGCGACCGTTTGGACCTTTGAAGAGCATTTGAGTTCGTTTCCTTTGACTCTTATAGAATACACGATTTTGACGCCCTTACAAGCGCCTGTGTGCCACTCTGTGAGGCGTCACATCCAAAGTGACTCTAATCCCCTACGATTGATCTGCATCGCTGTTAGTGGGCGTGTAGAGTTGATGTCAACAACTGCACCGATTTTCTTGGCATTGATTGGTGCATGGTACTGTTGTTTCTTTGTGTTGTAAAACCCCCAGATGGTGCTAACCTTATCGCCATTATTGAAACAATAACTGTTAAGATGGTCACACCAGATACTAACAACCACTGCGCTATGCTTGGCGGTTCGGTATCTAAATCCTGCGGGTGCTTCATGAATAAAATCGGGGGGAAGTTCAATCATAGTTTACCACCAACAACGCCACTATTCACGACGCGGGTGTTATCATCAAGGGTGCCATCTTGCAGGCATTTGAGATGCCAACGAGACATAGTTAGCACTCCTTCGTATGTAGCACCAGTGATAAAATGCTGACCAAGAGGATTTTTCAAAATGCTTGTGTATAATCCAAAGCGAGTCTTTTTGATGTAGAAAGCATCATCAATCCACTCAGCATTCTCGGGGATATTCTTCTCAACGGTGCCACCAAATGAGGTGGAAAGTGTAGTTTTTTTAGTGTCAGTATTAGTCATTACCAGATCTCCGTCCATCGTTTATGAGTTGTTTTAGTTATACGATTTTCTTTGAGCATGTTGTCACAAACTTGGCAGAAAACTTGAAACTTTTCCTCTCGTGTGAGAGTATCAGCGTAATCACATTCGCTCATGATGTTGAGCATGTATGCTTTACTAGTGATCATTGTGCGAGATTCCAGAATCGTTGAGATGCGATTGTTGCCTGTTCGATTTCATTCAAGTCAGGATATTCTTCCTTGACTTGTTCATAGAGATACTCCATGATTTCTGTGTTTGTATCACATGACATAATTAAAAAGAAATAACGAGATGATCTGGATCGATTGTTTGACATTGATCATCAGTATAATCGGTGCCGATAGCAGGCACGAACTCATCACATTCTAGTGAATAGAGTGTTACTGTCTGGCGTAGATGTTGTTCATCCATGCTCATCAGAACTTCACGAAGTTCACCGTAAGTCATAGTTAAATCCTTGAGAATTGACCAGGGAATGAGAGTCCAAGTTGTTGACATAGCATCAGAAAGGATTGCTCCATGTTTCGTATTGTTTAAGGGTGATGTCACCATTTTTGCAAAGCATATCAGTGAAGTCACCGAATGCAATACGCTTGCGAATCTTATCAGTTTTGTAGGAAGGATTGGCGAGACATTCTACCTTCCAGTTGTAGCGGAACTGTTCAAGTGCTGCTGCTTTAGTGGTCATGAGTTGCGTTCCTTTGACTCTTATAGTATGGCACCGATCAGGGT